TAATTCGTATTGGAGTAAGCGGAGAAATACTTGACAAAGCGTCTCCGAGCCTAAAAAAGCACTTTTTTGAGGTAAAAGACAAAAAAGCGGCGTAATAAAAGGATATATATTATGAAGTTGATTGCAGCGATTGTTTATATGTGTGTTGCCGGAGTTTGTACCGAACAGCACGTAGAAATTGAGCCGAAGGCGTGCCACATTGGCACTCTTCATGGTAAAGTAATGGGCGCTGAAGCTAAATTCGGCGTTAAGTGTCAAGGATGATCGAATATGTTCCAGTTATTCTTATCTGTAATTCTTTATTGTCTCCTATGGAATGCAAAGAAGGCGGTAGAGACACGACAATTGTTATGGGCGACCTCAAAAACACGCCGATGAGTTGTTTTCAGGAAGGTTACGAACGTTCCGCCAAACTTGCCTTTGCTCCAAAGGAAGGCGATCATTATTATGTTAAGGTAAAATGTGTTCCAAGGGATATGAGTCGTGAGCGCTGAAATTATACCTTTTCCAAAATCTAAAAAACAACTAGAATTAGAAACAATGAGAGACTATGTGAGTAAGGCAAAGACTGTCATTGCGAGATCGATTGCTGAAGATATGAAAAGATATGATGTTCCTAATATCAAAGGAGCTCCTGTTAAACAACCAAAGACAGGAAAACAGTATCTAGATATCGTAAAACAGTTTATCGAACCAGATGATTATATGGATATTCTTTGTGGCATCATGGATAAAGATCATTATGATGGCCTAGAGCGTCCCCTCCAAAAGATAATTGACGCTTACTATTCATTCAAAAAATGAGTGAAAGAAAAAGATACTTTCTCGAATTCTTATTCATTTGGGGATTCTTGACAATCCCTTATTTGGATTCAATATATATAACATCAGGTATGAAAGAATCTGGGGCCAGAATGGAGCTCCAGTGCCAAAATGAACCTAATAAATGCTGGATACAGAAAAGGTCACACAAATGAATGAATGGCAATACACCAATCAATTTTTTGAAGAAGGTCGTGTTCATTATTCACAGGGAGGTTTGGTAAAAGATTGTCCATATGATTATATGGACGTTGACCAGGATGATGAAAAGCAGGTACAGAACGAGCTATATCGCCAGAAAGAATGGCTCGCTGGTTTTCATTTCCAATTTAAAGAGTCTTTACTAGAAGCGAAGACTGCGTAATAAACCATATGGAGTATAAAATGGATGAAGTTGTAATTAAGTTTGAACTATCTTTTGAAGAAGCAAATGCTGTTATGTTTGCTCTAGGTAAGCTACCTTATGATCAGATCGCTCCTCTGGTCGAGAAGCTACGTCAGCAGGCTGCTCCTCAGCTGCCATCTCAGGGAGCTCCTGGCCCAGTCCCGGCATCCGCAGAATAAGGGCTTGACTTTTTTAAAACATTAGGGTATACTATGTATATAATGAAGGTTGTGAAGGAGAACTCTAATGGCTCATGAAATTGAATTCGTCGATGGTGTCGCTCAGATGGCTTATGTTGGAGCCGTTCCGTGGCATGGTTTGGGTAAGGAAGTCCCTGCGGATCTTACTCCCGAACAGATGCTCCAGGCTGCTGGCTTGGATTGGGAAGTCCGCAAATACCCATCTTTCGCCATCATTGACGAAAACGATCCGGATAGCGTTGTGGAGACTGGTCAGTCTGCTCTGATTCGTTCGAAGGATCGTAAACTACTTGACGTAGTTTCTGATGACTGGAATCCCGTCCAGAATCAGGAAGCGTTTGAATTCTTCAACGAATTCGTTATGGCTGGTGACATGGAGATGCATACTGCTGGCTCGTTGAAGGACGGCCAGATTGTCTGGGGATTGGCAAAGGTTAAGGAGTCGTTCGAACTCTTTAAGGGAGATCAGATTGATTCTTATCTTCTGTTCTCTAATTTCCACAAGTATGGCTTCTCGACTGACGTTCGGTTCACCCCGATCCGTGTTGTCTGTAATAACACTCTTACTCTTTCTCTCTCGTCGACTGTAGAGCGTATGGTCAAGATTTCCCACCGTAAGCAGTTTAATCCTGCTAACGTGAAGGATATGCTTGGTATCGCTACTGACAAGCTCCAGAAGTACAAGGAGATGGCTCAGTTCCTTGGCTCTAAGAAGGCCAAGACTGAGTCTATCGTTGAATACTTCGAGCGTGTGTTCCCGCTGGCTGGTGCTACTCCGGAAGATAAGGCAGAGGGCAAGCGTTCTCGTAATGCAAACATCGCTCTTGGTGTTATTGACACTCAGCCTGGTGCTGAATACGCTCAGGGTAGCTGGTGGCAGCCATTCAATGCTGTTACCTTCATGACTGATCACGTTATTGGTCGTTCGGCTGATACTCGCCTGACTTCCGCTTGGTACGGTTATAATAAGAACCTGAAGACCAAGGCTCTCGAGCTTGCTGTCGAAATGGCAGAAGCTGCCTAATAAAAGAATTGACATCCTACTTGAAATATAGTAGGATGTCTTTTGTTGATACCGAAGCACATCGTGTGCCAGGATCAACAGTGTACGGGCAATAGTCCAAACCTAGGAGAATATTATGAATACGTATATTGACAAGAAGACCATCCGTCAGCTTATCGATCTGGCTTTGAACGGAAAACTTAATCCGGATCCTATTTCTCAGCGTCCTGCTACCTCGTCTGGTCCTAAAAAGTCTCAAGAAATTGTTGAAGCTGTCCGCAGCGGCATTGGCGTTGGTATGATTACCGTTCGCGATATTTCTAAAGATCCTGCTATGCAGGAAGTGTATCCAGGCGTCCATTATCTTGTGATCGATGGCGGTCATCGCATTCGTGCGTTCGCAGAGTTTTATACCAACAAAATTAAGGTCAACGGTAAGTATTATACCGAATTTGAAGATACAAGTTTTCTATCTACTCAAATTGCCTTCGAAGTGATTACTTGCACTTCCGAAGAAGCTACTAAGATTTTCCGTACACGTAACAAGACTACGGCTGTTAACTTCATGGAGATGATTATGTGCGACGATGAGTCCGCTATTTGTCGTGAAGTTCGCAGTCGCACGAAGTATTATCGTGAATATAAGAACGACGTTCATCCTGTGTTCGAAGCCAAGCGTAATGCTAAGGGCGAGTGGACTCCGGAATGCTTTGATAGCGATGTTAATCCTCGCCGTAAGTGGGACGAATACGTTTTTATTGCCATTCTAAAGGCAATTGGTGGCGGTAACGTCGATGCTGGCCAGCGAGAGATTGAAGCTCTTGTTCATGGAGAGTATGACGGGAAGAATCCTGTTACAAAGAATGTTCTAAAAACAGTTGATCGTTTCTTCAACGACGTTCATGACTTTAAATATCGTCGTGGTAAGAAACTAAACGGAGATATCTTCGCAGCTTTCCAGCTTGTCTGGTTTGCTCTCTACGAACAGAATCGCGATTTTACTTTCAATGATCGTTTTCTGTTCAAAGAACGTTTTATGGATGCTTATTCCAGGCTTACTGGAACAGGTAACAGCCTCTATAATGATAAGACTATCAATGTTGGAACTGAAGATGAACCTGAATACGTTTTCGTGAAGGAATTCGTCCGTTGTAATACGAAGAATTTTTCGAACAGCGTTGTTCAGCGTCAGTGCGCTAAGATTATTCTTGACGAAATGGGTATCGATATTGGTATCACTTTCCGTGAAGCCAAGCGTTCTCTATCAACTGCTCAGCGAGAAGAAATGCTGGCCATTCAGGGATACAAGTGTGCGATTGATGGCGAGCCTTTGGAACTTGCCGATAGTGTTTGGGGTCATGATACTGCTTGGGCTAAAGGTGGGGAATTGAAGGATGGCGCTGTTATCCGTAAGTCTCACAATCGCGATATGGGAACTACTACTCTTGTTGAATATCGCATGATCCTAGATCTGCGTAAGAACAGAAAAGTAGCTTGACAAACAATCAAACGAGTAGTATAATATAAAAATAATAGGAGAAAACAATGGCTCGTCGTCCAGGACTTATTAAACGTAAACCTAAGACTATTCGTGTTACGAAGTCAGAGGCATATATTGTTAATAAGAAGCATCTGGGCGACGAGCCTATTTTCACAGACAAATCTACTAATGCAGATTATATGAATGGTCTGAATTGGTATAATTATATGGCCAGTAATTCGGAGGCCAAGGAGTATCTCAGCGATTACCTCAAGAACATAGGTAGGGTTGCTGAGGCAAAGAAGATCAAGCGTATCAGCGACTCTGATATTCCTACCACTGCCGCTTGGTCGGTGCGTATGATCAGTCGTGGTTATAAACCAAACGAATTTACTAGAAATTTTATTGACGAGAAGATCAAAGCTGCCCTCAACAAGATAAATACTGAAGAACCAACAGAAGAATCTAATAAACCTGTTGTTTCTATTCAAGATCGCATGCGTGAGCGTGCACACGATATTCTTGGTGAAATTGAGGGCATGATAGACGATTACATCTACGACAATGTAGAGTTCTCATTATACGAATGGCTGCAGGCGAATAACATTCCTGCCGCTTACGCTACTTCTATCATCGCTAAAATGACCCCAGTACTTGATGAATTGCTTGAAGCATATGAGGGGAAATGTGAACAACTCAAAGAAGGCTACCGCCATTACAAAAAAGCGGATATCAAACGCCTTGTATCGTTCTACAACACGCTTATCGAGGATGCGGAGAGATACTCTTCGAACACGAAAAAAGTTAATAAAGCTCGCAAGCCAAGAACGATATCGGTCGAAAAGAAAATCAAAAATCTCAAGTACCAGAAGGAAGATGCAACTTACAAGATTGCATCAGTGTCTCCGGAGAAAATCATCGGCGCACTGGAGCTCTGGACTTTCAATACGAAGTATAAGACGATTACGAGGCTTACAGCGATTGATCGTGGTGGGCTCCAGGTCAAGGGCACTAGCATTACGAACTTTGACGAAAGTAGTTCTGTTACGATGTCCGTTGGAAGAAAAGATCCGAACGAGTTTCTCAAGCGCATACTTGAGGGTGGCAAACTTGTCCTACGAAAAGTCTTTGATGAGATCAAGACGCAGAAGCCTCTTGCGTATCGTATCAACGAAAACACGATTCTATTGAGGGTAGTTACATGAATGAATTAAAGGATCAAAATGCACTTGACGTTAACATGCTAATCAAGTATGTTATGTGGTCTAGGGATAAGATTGCTGGTGGAGTCAGTAAAGAAAACGCTATTGAAGCGTTATCTCGTCTGATTGATTATGACGTAACTCTAATGAAGTCAATTTCTGGTGTAGACAAAGAATAAATGTATATATCAGACATTATTCCAGTTTCTTATCAAGACGAAATCGAGAGAATAATTAACGCTAACGACTTCCCTTGGTTTTATACTCATGATATATCTCCAGGAAGTTTGGTGGATGATAGAATAACAGAAGCTTCTGCAATTTGTCATACACTTTATAGTACAGAACGTGGTATAAATTCAGACTATTTCCATTCGTTCAAGCCAATAATGTATTTCTTAGAAGAAAAGACTGGTATAACTTGTGCTCGTTTTCTGAGAATTAGAATAAGAAGATCATTTCCTGTTCCTGGCCACTGTCTGTCAAAGTATAATAGGCCACATATTGATCTTCCGGAGATTATACCGTTCACAACGTTGGTTTATTATACGGAAGATAGCGATGGTGATACTATTCTGTTTAAGGAAGAATATTATCCAGGATTAGATCCAGATAAAGTTGATGTTTGCAGCTTAACAGAAACAGATAGGTTCGTACCAAAGAAAGGAGCAGGATTGGTATTTAATGGTTATAGGTATCATGCAGGTAACAATCCAGTAAACTTTAAAAAACGAACCATCATAAATTTTGACTTTGTAGAAAGAGAGAAGTGATATGTCCAGAACTAAAGAATGTTTTATTGCCATTTTCTTTTTTGTGCTTGGCTTTCTAGTCGTGCATAATATGGCCAAGGCAGATGATGTATTAAAGTGCTATCCTAATGCCGAGTTTATGAAGATGATTGATGAGAAAGCTCTTGTCACTCTTTATAATGGCGAAAAGAACGGTAAGATTAACGAAGTAATGATGACTAAAGATCGTCATCTATATATTGTAGAATACGATAAGGCAGCAGACGGTAACGCTCTTCAGGCCAAGCAGTACTGTGTTAGTGGTATTCTAAATGATGTAACATTCAATGATTCAGCTATTGAGTTTCTATCAAAGCTACTTGATAAGTATAAAGGACAAAAGACATGAGTATTCTTGGACCAGATGGTGCAACAGCAGGAGTTAGTTTTCCTACAGGCGGATTACAGAAGAAGAAGCCAATTGCTGATATTCGTATGGTAATGTTTCCTAAGATGATGGTTCATCCAGAAACAAAGCAGATGGTAATGGTTCCAATGCAGGATCTTCAATATCAGCGTGAAGGTTCGAACGAATGGTTTTCTGTTGCTATTCACGAAACTGAAAAGCACGACTTTAACCCGGAGGAAAAGAATGAAGAAGTATCTAGTACTAGCCCTAGTGGGGTTATCCTTTCTTAGTTTGTCTGCTTGTAATAGGGATGACGCTAAATTCGCCGAATGTCTCTTCAGAGACCGCACGTCAAATCCGTGCAATTAAAGAAGATAAAGTAACTGCTCCTTGGATTGAGGAGTTTGAAAATCAGATACAAACACAATAAATAGGTTTGCCGAGGTCGTTGAGAGACGAAAAATAGGTTTCTTGGACGTGGGTGCGATTCCCACCGCCTCCACCATGGATACATAGATCGGAAGTGGATGAAAAAGGATACACACACCCGATTATGCAGTTGCCTTTTACCTGCAACTATGTATCTTTGATGGGGGCGATTCAGGTTCGACAGGATTCAGTAAGGTCGTAAGGAGACCAAAGGCGAAACGTAGATGCAAACGATAATGATGCATCATTTGGAGTTTATGCTCTAGCGGCATAATCCATTGGGTTTGGCAACTGCACCTAGAAACAGAAGCATGTTGCATTTTCTAATTGGAGTATATTATGTTTTCATTTTTTCATAGAAGTTCTGTTTTAGATGTTGATTGTTTCACATCTAATACTAGTGTTTATAAGACAACGCCAATTGTTAATTCTTATAAAGCTAAACCCGAATGGATGGATAATGTTCCTAAGACTCGTCATGAGTATGCATATAATCCGTTAGGAAACATTTACAATAATTCTTTCAGAAGCGTTAGATCTTGTATTGGATTCTTGGACTTATATAAACGTGGATTCATTCTAGAGTCTTGGGCTGATTTTGCTATTGATGTAAGAAACGAAACTTTCTCTTACAACTATACGACTGGCCCAGAGCCAAAGATTCCTCCGGATAGTATGTTTAATCCTGGTTTTATAGATTATCATATGTTCAAGTTGACTAGTCCTTGGCTGATCACCACCAAAGAGCGTGTTCCATTTATTTGTTTTGGGACTGAATGGTCTTTAGAAAACATCGATGCTCGTATTATTCCTGGGTCTATTACTTTTCATGATGTTTCGTTCACTAATGTGTTTATGGCTTTTAAGAAAGCAAAACAGGGCGAACAGTATTTGATGAAGATCCCCATGGGCGAAGCTCTTATGCAATTCGTTCCATTGACTGAAAAGAAGGTTAAGATACATAATCATCTAATTAGCGATCAAGAGATGAATCAAAAGAGCCTAACTCCTAGTACCAGTATATATGGATGGAGAAAGACTTTTTCTTTACTACGTCGAAACGAAAAGCGTGAAAAGAAATGTCCATTTGACTTTTCGTGAAATATGTAGTATAATACTAATAATGGTCCCCTAGCTCAGCTGGATAGAGCAACGGATTTCTACTCCGTGGGTCGAGGGTTCGAATCCTTCGGGGACCGCCATTTCTCGAGGTTGTGATGGAAATTATTGACAATTTTCTAGACAAAGCTATTAGCGATGATCTAGAACAAACATTATCCGGAAGCGACTTCCCTTGGTATTACAGCGACTTCACCACACACTCAAAACAATACACCACTGATAAGACTCGAGATTGCAGTCAATTTACTCATGTATTCTTTTTACATGATAATATTAATTCAGGTTATTATCCATTAATTCAACCAATCATCGAAGCCTCTGGTAGATCTACTGAAAAGTTAGTAAGAGCCAAGGCTAATCTGATTTACAGGCATTCTGATTGGCCTGTTGGCGTTTACAATCTTCCTCACGCCGACCATACGAAAGAAGTTGACGCAGAGTCATTATTATATTATGTTAATGACAGCGATGGGTGCACTGTAATATTCGAAGAAAAAGAACCGATAAATAAGCATGAATTGACAATAAAACAAAAAATTAAACCTATGAGAAATAGGTTAATTGCCTTTGATTCTATGTTATTGCATGCTAGCACTCCTCCATCTTCTCATGAATTGAGAATGGTGATCAATCTAGTTTTCACAAAATAAAGGTGTTCAGATGTCAAGAAACAATCACTGGTTCTGGAACAGTTTTGTCGTTAACAAATTCCAACAATCACTACTAGACCTATCATCATGGATTTGGCGTAAACAGTCAGGTCGCTAACTGGAGTATATATTATGGCGCTTTATCATGGGCACAAAGAATACGGTACAGGTTATTATCTTACGCTAATCGCAATCTGGCTCGTTTTTGCCGTAGGTTGGGTTATGAATATTATTGCTATCTGGAACACGATCGATAATCCTGTAACAGCTAAGTTTATTCTTCGCTGTATTGGTGTTTTCGTTGGTCCCGTCGGCGCTATCTTGGGGTATGTATCGTGAATAAACTATTGATTGCTGCAGCAGTTCTATTCTCAACTTCTGCTCTAGCAGATTATGATGTGGTAGTTTCTAAACGTAATCAGACAATGACAGTTTATGAAGATGGAGAGTTAATCGAACAGTGGCCAGTTTCTACCGCACGTAGAGGCTACGTAACACCATCAGGAACTTTCCATCCTTATTCTTATCAACTAATGCACTACTCAAAGAAGTTCGACAATGCCCCGATGCCTCATTCTATCTTTTTTAGCGGTGGTTATGCAATTCACGCTACTCCTCATGTTGGTGCTTTGGGTCGACCCGCTTCTCACGGCTGCGTTCGCCTTTCTCCAAGCAATGCTGCTACTCTTTACAGTATGACTAGAGGCGTTCCAACTACGATCACGATTAAATGATATTCATTTTTGATAATGTAATATCTAAAGAACGTTGTGAGAATTATTGTAAGTATATTCAAACAACATACGACGAAAGGCTTGCATTAGGAATGAATCCTATGAGTTTTGCTACAAGGCTCATAGATTTGGATGATCCTCTTATTCAAGAGGTACAAGATTATCTAGAATCAAAAATCAGATATAAATTAAACCACCGATGGACTCAGTTACAGATATGGCCTGTCGACAGTTATACTGTCAGACATATTCATGATGATCCTAGGGCTGGTGATGCTAATTTCAACAGTATGTTATATCTGAACGACGATTTCGAAAGTGGAAAATTCTTTACTGACGACATAATCATCCAGCCAAAACCTGGAAGATTAACGCTGTTCAACGGTCAAGAAGTATATCATGGTATTGACCCCGTACAAAAGTCTAACAGATATTCTATCATTTTTTGGTGGAACATCGATTTAAGTAAAGGAACAAACTCATGACGTCAAAATCTTCATATTCTTACTCGCATGCTTCCACTATAAAGTGGGCTCTTGAAATGGAACTGAACCGATTAAAGTGTGTGAGGGTGAATAACGAAGAAGTCATGGTTTTCCTTAAGAAGAGAATTGAAGAACTGAAGGAACATGAAAAAGAATGCTTAAAAATTCAGGCTTCGTAGAAGAAGTAGAAAAACTCTGTCGAGAAAAGAACATCGAATATATTGATGCCATCGTTTTCTGGTGTCAGAAAAACAACCTGGAAGTGGAAACGGCTGCATACTGGATCAAAAAAGACCCAGTTATGAAGTCCAAGATCCAAGTAGAGGCTGAAAATCTCAATATCCTCAAACGTGGAGCCAGACTTCCCATATAAATATTAGGTTCAACCATTGTTGGAGGCGTTTATGCGTATAAAAACAATAGGTCGACCATCGCACGTATCTTCGAAAATAATCAAAAAAGCGGCATATTTTTATGGTAAATATCTGATCGGAGGCGGAAAACTCTTTAATAATATCCATTTGACTATCCAGTTTGAAAAAGTTACTAACGATGATGGTGATTACGCATACTGCGATTGGACAGACGGTAACGATAGTTGTAGAGAGTTTTTAATAGGTATTGATCGTGCTCTCAGCAAGAAGGAAACCCTGCTTGCTCTTGCTCACGAGATGGTCCATCTTAAACAATACGCCAAAGGCGAAATGAAAGACATTTGGCGTCCAGTGCGGATGGTTAAATGGCAAGGCGAAAGATATTTGCACGAAGAAATGGACTATTGGGAATGTCCATGGGAAATTGAAGCGTATGGCCGAGAAAAAGGTCTTTACTTCAAATTTTTGACTTATCTACAGTATGGAGAACCTGAGGAATTATGTCGGCGTTCGAAGCATATAAAGAGTACGTTGCCCTCAAAAATCACTTTACCAAAACCGATTACGACTATATCAAATACAACGGAAAAACCGGATTAAAGCACGCATCGTTTGATAAGCGTAAGGATAAGGTGTTCTTTGAGAAATTATCTAAAATTGAAAATGTATGCGAGTTTCTCATTGCTAATTTTATTGTTGATCCAAAACTATGGATCCGTGATCTCGCATATTCAGAGACTGCTCAAGTAGTTTATCAGAACTGGAAGAAACGTAATCAGTCTCTTACATATAATTTCAAAAACGACTTCAAGAAAATTCTACAAGAACCAAAAGGGCAGCAACACCCAGCTGCCCTGAGGTTATATCTTGGTAACCAGATCAGCTTAGAGTCCCTTTGTATTTTTGTTAAAATGACAAAAGCATTAGAACAGTGGGACTCTAAACTGGAATATGACCCGATATGGGATGACGTCCGATTGAAGGTTGTGAAGTATACTCCATTTATAAAATGCGATTATGAGAAGGTGAAGCAAATAATGCTTGACATTATGAGCGATATGGAGTAATATAAATAATGATGGCGATACAAATGCCATTCATACAATTGTTATACACTGTAATACGGAGATTATACATGGTAGATTTTAAGTCCCTCAAAGCAGCTTCAGGTAAGAAGTCTCTCGAATCCCTAACATCAGAACTCAATAAGCTATCAGGCGGCGAAGGAAAAGGTTCCGACGATCGTTTCTGGTCGCCAACAGTCGATAAGGCTGGTAATGGTTATGCTGTTATTCGTTTCCTTCCTCCACCGCAGAATGAAGACGTTCCTTTCGTTCGTATCTTCGATCATGGTTTCCAGGGTCCAGGTGGTTGGTATATTGAAAACTCCTTGACAACTATTGGTAAGAACGATCCAGTTTCAGAGTATAACTCTAAGCTATGGAACTCTGGTATTGAAGCCAATAAGGAAATTGCTCGTAAGCAGAAGCGTCGTCTTCACTTCATCAGCAATATCTACGTTGTTAGCGATCAGGGTAATCCTGCAAACGAAGGTAAAGTTTTCCTTTACAAGTACGGAAAGAAGATTTTCGACAAGCTGAAGGAAGCAATGGAACCACAGTTTGCTGATGAGGAAGCAATCAATCCATTCGACATGTGGGCTGGCGCTTCATTCAAGCTAAAGATTCGTAATCTTGAAGGTTATCG